ACGTCATTTAATACTTACAGCCGTTGCTTATCGAATCGAGACGGTTTTGTATCTGGTCCATTGACCGTTCCATCGATTCAATGGTTCGCATCAATTCGTTGATGCGTCGGTCACGGGGGTCTTCATTGTCGCGCGGGCGTTCGTGGCGAGCGTAATCTTGCTCATAGTTGCGGCGAGTGTCTTGAATGTCGCGTCTGGTGTCACGGGTGTCTCGCCTGGTGTCGCGGGTGTCGCGGATGTCTCGTCTGGTGTCGCGGGTGTCTTGAATGTCTCGTCTGGTGTCGCGGATGTCGCGGGTGTCTCGCCTGGTGTCGCGGGTGTCTTGAATGTCGCGTCTGGTGTCGCGATGTTCGACGGATGGCGTGTGCTTGGTTGCAGATCCATCATTCCAGTCAATGGACACACCTGCAACAACACGAAACAGTTTTTGATTGCGCGACAGCTCGAACAACACGCGACTGAATTCATCACGATTGTCAACTCCCGAATTTCCCTTGAAGTCATCAAACAAACGAAGCAGACGCCGTCTGTCGTTGATATTGCGGATTCCGTTTGATTCACCATACTTGACGAACTGGCTGGCAATTTCGACGATAGTCGGCGATGTCGATTCAAGAACGATATGCCTATTTACTGGAGGAGGAGGAACAGAATGGTCGATTCTTTCAGGGGTTACGGACGCCCAGCTTGGTACAGAGGCAGCAGGATTAATTTGGAATTGAGCCATATTGACGATTGTGAACTTGGTAGATAGTTATACTAATTCATATGTAATTAAAAAAACAACTATCAAATTTTTATATCATTCAATAGAAAGTTGTACAATATCACATTACTTGTGACGTGCGACGCAAATGTTCAAATATCAAGCTAAGCTATTTTATAAAAAATTATTTAAAATATATATCTCACAAATAAGGTATAATATAGGATGTCTTACCATATACCTGTTCACCAAGCTCTCGAATTTGACGAAGACCAAGTTCACTTACTGGGACATAAAATCACCATTAGTGTGAAGCAAGGAAAGAACACATTGACCAAAGTTGAAGGTATCCCTGCTCAGTTTAGTCTACCCACACTACTAAAGAAGTTGAAAGCAAAGGATATGTTGTCATGTGGGGGCCACGTCGCCACAGATAAGAAGTCGGGAAGCGAGTTCCTTGTGCTACAGGGCAGCTTTTCTGCCGAAGTTGAAGCATTCCTAATACGGGAAGGAATGGCTGACGTAGACTGCATCGTCCATCGCGGATGATTAACCCTTACAGCGTTTTGACACGATCTTATGACCACAAGATGTTGCTAAAGCACACAATTTGATTTTGTTAGAAAAACAAGAAATGTATCTGACGCTGTAAGGGTTAAGAAAAATAAAACAAATTTAATCGATTTTCTTTTCGCATTCTTTAACCATTATAGTGGTTAATACAAAAGATCCCAAAAACGAAAAAGGTTTCAACTGTCATCATATCTATTCATCCAGAATGGTCTTCGTTTAGATTGAATATTTTGGGTCATCATTGTGCGGGTGTTGAAAATATATTACGTATAAAATGCATATATCTAATATAATTTTAATTTTGCGAAACAAAATACTATATTGACTTATAGTATTTCCATCCTAAATCCTTGCATATTTTTTCCCAAATGGCATCCTGTTCTTGTAATTTTTCCCTTGATTTCAACAAATGAAAACAAGGTAATAAATGGTCCAATTCAAGTAATTCACAAAATTTATGTAATACATAGGTGTATGATAAAAAATTCTGACGTTGTGGTGGGCAATATTTCATAAATGGAATCTGTATTTCTTTAAACATAACCCGTAATGTTTCTTCTTGCGATTTGGTTATTGTGGGTGGTGATATTCCATTAATGTGATTTATAATATGAGGAATATGTTCATAATATTTATTTAAATCCAATTTTTTTAAAATTTCACGTATTTTATTTGCTTTTATTGATTTCAAATCATTTAACCTTTCTTTATCCAATTCTTTCAATATCATTTCATAAATTTCAGGTGATATTTCTGTAGATTCTTTTCCTTGAAATTGAGAAATGTGCTCGTTGCATAAGCACATACTATTCAGTATTTCTACTAAAATTCGACTATATCTTAAGCTAATTTGTTTTCATAACAAAAAGCCCACTACCGTTTAGTCTGTGAACCTATAGCTGTTTTTTTGTACAACAATAAAACAGCCCTTGGCTGCTGATTGTCCAATTTCATTTCTTCTTTTACATAATAATCTATTCTATCACTAGAAAATAGACGTGTGAGAAATGTTTTTAAGGAGTTTCCAGCAATTTGATAGTGTCGCTATGTATATGCTTTACACAATAAACGCAAATAAAATAATATTATACATAACTAGCAGGGCGTCCCCCACTATTCCACTCCAACAATTAAAGTGGTTTATACGTTTGTAAGCAAAGTATGCTATCTCTTTTGGTGGTTCTTTGTAGCTTGGTTTATCACAATCAATCAATACATAATCTTGTATTCCACATTTTTGACACACCATTATTCCTTCTGCATGAATGAATAATTTTTGTGTATTACATGTATTACATACCTCGATATCATCCTCTTTATTTTTATCTGTTATATATCGACTATCCACATAACTCATGTATTTATCCATCATTTGAGTTTTCGTTTTTACATTTTTACCTAAATTTACATTTTTAGATTCAACGATTGATTCTTGAACAACACCCGTTAATAATAATGGTCCAGACGATATAGTGTCTGTTTTAAAAAATTCAAGAATTGATTTTGATAATGGATTTTTATTTTCAACAATTGGATGTGTTTGTTCTACCACATTTACTTTATTATAGTATTGAAACAATGTATGACCTGTATGAACAAAATACTTAATAGGATTATTTTGTTGTTCAATATGCGCAATTTTCTTTTCAATTTCATCTATTTGAAATTTCAATTCAAACTTTCTTTCCAATTGTTCATTTGTAATAATAGTATTATCTATAGATGATAATTTTTCGTATTCATCTATATATTCTGTTAATTGTGTTTTCAATTCATTTATCATTTGAGGTTGATGCTCAAATAATTTCAATATTTCTGAATGTTTATTGTCAATATTAACAGGGTGATCGCATTTTTTTTTAGTTTTTTCTTTAAATATAATCATATATATTGTTACAAATTGTATTTTTTAATATAAAAGAATTTGATAAAAACTATAAAAATTATGAATCTCGCTTAATTTGATTATAAATTATAATATAAGAAATATATGAATCAACAAATTTTAATTGAATTAATCAAAATATCGTTAATATATAATATGGTTAATGATGGATGGCGATTTCGTTCATTGGGTGATACTATGGAATTTAAAAAACGACGATATAATAATGAAAATATAGATATGCCAAATTTATTGACAAAACATATATTGGATATAAAATTTCCACATTCTCGATAATATATGGTTCATTTTTACTTATAAATGACTTATATTGCTATTTGTGATTTATCAAATGAACAATTTATACACATCTTATGGGGTTTTCAAAAACGCGTATCTTGAAATTATTATATATAATATGGAATTGTTATGGGTCAAAACATTTATATTATATATCATATCTAATCAATAGATTAGGATAAAGCTATAACTTTTATTTCATACTATACGAGTTAAATAATTTATAATCATGCGGGTTTATTATTAAATATGTATATAATACTGTCATATGTAATCTGAAATGTAGGGGGTTATACGATATAAACTATAAAAGTTAGATATTGATATCTATTATATAAATAAATGATATTGCGTTTTTCAAAATTTTTTTTCTGTGTCTATTATATAAACAACAAACAAAATGGGTGGTGGCTTAATGCAACTTGTCGCTTATGGTGCTCAGGATATTTACCTGACCGGAAATCCTCAAATTACCTTCTGGAAAGTGGTGTACCGTCGTCACACTAACTTCTCTATGGAATCTATTGAACAAACCTTTAATGGTGCTGCTGATTGGGGTCGTAAAGTTACCTGCACCATTTCTCGTAACGGTGATCTTATTTCCCGTGTGTATCTTCAAGTCACTCTTCCCAGTGTGTCTGTTTCCGGAACTACACAATTCCGTTGGCTTAACTGGCTCGGCCACGTTATGGTCAGACAAGTCGAAGTCGAAATCGGTGGTCAACGCATTGACCGCCACTATGGTGACTGGCTCCACATCTGGAATGAACTTTCTCAATCTACCGGACATCAACAAGGTTATGCCTCCATGGTTGGCAACGTTGCTCGTCTTGTTCAACCCATTTCCGGTGATGGCGTTTCTTCTGTAACTGTCGACGGAGCTTTGAATAACGTCAATGACATGGCTTTTGGTGATTGCGACCTCACTTCGTGCATGCCCGAAACTACTCTCTATGTTCCTCTTGAGTTCTGGTTTTGCCGTAACCCTGGTCTCGCTCTTCCCCTTATCGCCCTTCAATATCACGAAGTTAAAATCAACCTCGAATTCCGCGGTGCCAAAGAATGCTTCTGGTCCTCTGAATCTAACTTTTCTCTTCCCTCCATTAAATCTGCTTCTCTCTATGTTGATTACATCTACCTCGACACTGATGAACGTCGTCGTTTCGCTCAGGTTTCTCACGAATACCTCATCGAACAACTTCAATTCACCGGTGATGAATCCGTCAATTCCACCTCCAACAAAATCAAACTCAACTTCAACCACCCCGTCAAGGAACTCATTTGGGTTGTCCAACCCGACAGCAATGTCGATTTACAAGGAACTCAATCCTTTGGCGGCCAACAATGGTTCAACTACACCGACGCCATCGATCTTACCCCTCTCAGTGGAACCCCATCTGACCCTCTTCAAGGTGTCTCTGGTTCTGGCCTTCTTT